CTACTTGCCGCAATTGTTATCGTTGACGTTCGGCTGCACCGTGCTGGTAGCGGTGTTGTTGGCATCGCCCTGCGCGCCCTGCGGGCTGTTCGGGCAGTTCTTGTCGGCGTTGGAATTCATATCGCCGCCGGTGATGCTGCCGGTCGTGCCGGTGTCGGGCGCCATCTGGTCAGGCGGCGGGGTGGCCGGCGTCCTCGGCTCGACTGTGATGCTTTGGCCGCTGCCGGCCGAGTTATCGGGCGAGTTCGCGGTCTGGGCCATCGCCGCCGTGGCAAGGCCGATTGTCAGGGCCGAAGCCGCGAGAATCTTCCTGAGCATGATTCTTCTCCTCTGTTTCGAGACGGTTCGTCTGTTGCAGGGTCTGTCGCGTTTGCGACTGAGGGTGGAACCCGTCGGACCACGGTTGGTTCCGACAAAAACTCGCGCGGCTTTTGCCTGCGGTTCAATCCCTGGCTGTGGCGCATCGGGTTTTTTGCCAGCAGACCTGGGACAAAGGCTGGTTTCAGGAGGATAGGAAAATATGCCTGCAACCTCTTGCCCCGTGAAGGCAGCTATGCTATTATTTTGTTCATGGTGCTGATTTGCGCCAATGACCCGCCGCGAGGCGGGTTTGTTTTTCGGCCATCCATTTCTTTCGAGCGCTGGCGCGAAGGAGCGTGGCCTCATCATTCTGCCCGAGGCTGCATGCCACGCTACGCCACCATCATCACCGCCGATGACGGCGCCGAGATCGTCAGCGCCATCGGCGCGTTCGAGGGCGCGGACCCGCCGCGCCGCACCGGGCGCCTCGAGCAGGTCGCGCCGGGCGTGCGCATCGGTATGGTGCGCGGCGGACCGGTCGACGCGGTCGCCGGTTTCGGCTTCCCGCGCCCGTGCCTCGATGCCTCGGTGGTCCGTGCCGCGACAGCGAAGCTGAAGGCGATTGCCGCGCCGGCCGTCGATGGCGAGCCGCCGAGGCGCGCCAAGCCGCGCAAGAAGCCGGCGCGCAAGCCGCGCAAGGCAAGACCAGCGAAAGCGACACTGTCCGATGCCCAGGGCTGACACCGGCAAGGCCGCGAGCCGCAAGCCTGCCGGCGCGAAACCGGCGAGGTCCGCAGCTGTTCAAGCCGCCGCCTGCCGCAAGCGCTTGCCAAAGACGCTCGTCGATGACTTCGCCGCCGCCCTTCGCGCCGATTTCCGCGCTCATGGCGCCGGCGTCATCGCCGCGGTCAGGGCCGAAAAGCCCGACCAGTATCTGAAGGTCGTGCTGACGCTGCTGCCCAAGGATTTTGCAGCCAGCTCGGAAAGTTTCGATGCCGATAAAACCAGTCTCGAGCAGCTGAGCGATGAGGAGATCCGCCACCGTATCCGCGGTCTCGAGGCGAGCCTCCGGCCGCTCCTCGACAGCGATGCAGGCCTATCTGGCGCTGCTCGAGGAGTTGGACCGAAGGCGGCGCCGTAATCTTCTTGCTGCCTACACGCCATACGAGCGGCAGGCCGCCTTTCACGCCGCGGGCGCGACCCACCGCGAGCGCCTGTTCATGGCCGGCAACCAGCTCGGCAAGACCAGGGCAGGGGGCGCCGAATGGGCCATGCACCTCACCGGCCGCTATCCAGACTGGTGGGGGGCAAAGTGTTTGATCAGCCGGTGCGGCTCTGGGCAGCCGGCGTCACCGGCGAGGGCACGCGCGACAATCCGCAGCGCGTGCTGGTCGGCCCGCCGCAGCAGCAGGGCGAATGGGGCACGGGCATGATCCCGGCCAATGCCATCGCCGGCACCGTGATGGGCCGCGGCGCGCCCGGAGCGCTGGACAGCGTCGTCGTGCGCTGGGGCGGCGGCGGCGACGTCCAGGCCGGCGAAAGCGTGCTCTCCTTCAAGAGCTACGAAAAAGGCCGCGAGAAATGGCAGGGCGAGACGCTGCACGGCGTCTGGTTCGACGAGGAGCCGCCGCTGGACATCTATTCCGAGGGGCTGACCCGCACCAATGCCACGGATGGCATCACGATCGTGACCTTCACGCCGCTGCTCGGCATGAGCGATGTGGTGCTGAGGTTTTTGAGTGCTGAAGCGGTTCAGAACTTGCGTTCCTCGCCCCCGCAAGGCGGGGGAGAGGTGGCCGCGCAGCGGCCGGAGAGGGGGATTTCGTAGGGCGACAAGCTTGACGAGCAGCTTTCCGTTCTTTGTCAAACGCCGGCACCACCTCTCTCCGTCGCGGCTTCGCCGCGCCACCTCTCCCCACTTGCGTGGGCGATGAACGAGCGCTTCGCGAAACCGCGTCGAAACCATGATTGGCGATGCCGCTTTGGCCGCAACCGGAGGTCGAGTAGCTTCCGGCACGATCCGGAGCCGACATGCGACCCCTACCAGAACTGCTTTTTCTCTGCGCGCTGCTCTCGGCCTGCTCCGGCTCCAGCAGCGACTGGCGCGCCCATGCGATCGCTGCGGCGGAAGCCAGGATGCGCGGCCTGGTCAACAATCCGGAGGCGACCGTCTCGCATGTCGATCTCACCGGCGATAGCGCGACCGGACAGACCTGCGGCGTCGTCACAAGCAAGGTCGGCATCTTCACCAAGCAAGCGCGCTTCATCATCTATATCGACGGCGCCGGCCCCTATGTCGAACCGGGCCTCGGCTCGTCCATGTCGCAGGCCGATTTCGATTGGGCCTGGAAGAACGACTGCGTCAACGAGGGATATAAGGGTTGAGCTTTGTTCCTCGCCCCGCGCGAAGCGGGGGGAGAGGTGGCCGCGCAGCGGCCGGAGAGGGGCCTTCGTAGAGCGATACGTTCGACGAATAGCCTCCCTACTCTTCCATCAAACGTCGGCGCTGCCCCCTCTCCGTCGCGGCTTCGCCGCGCCACCTCTCCCCGCTCTGGCGGGGCGAGGAACTGGAGTTGCCATGTCCCGCCACGTTACCTTCATGACCATCGACGATGCCGGCCACTACAGCCCCGAGCAACGCGCTGAGATCATCGCGGCCTATCCCGAGCATGAGCGCCAGGCGCGCGCGAAGGGCATTCCGGTGCTGGGCTCCGGCCGCATCTTCCCGGTGGCGGAGGAGTTGATCGCCTGCGAGCCGTTCAAGCTGCCGCGCTGGTGGCCTAGGATTGGCGCGCTCGATTTCGGCTGGGACCATCCTTCCGCCGCGGTCGAGCTTGCCTGGGACACCGAGGCCGATGTCGTCTACGTGACCAGCGCGAACCCGTGCGCCTGGCGACGACCGCCAACATCACCCTTTACGGCCTGCAGACCATCGACGGCGTGCTGACGCAAGTCGGCGACCGCGTGCTGGTCAAGGACCAGGCCGACCAGGCCCAGAACGGCATCTACACGGCGAGCGAGGGCCAGTGGTTTCGCGCCGCAGACGCTCGCACCGCGCGCACGGTGCAGTGGGGGACGACTCTCATTGTGCAGGAAGGCTCGGTCAACGCTGGCAAGGTGTTCCGCTTCGAAACCATCGACCCACAAATTGGCGATGATCCGCTCACGATCGTCGACACCTATCAGGACATTGTCGACGAGCTGAACGCAACGCCCAAAGCGATCCCGGTGGATTCCGACCGCGTGTTCGGAGGCGACAGCGCGGCGAGATTCGGCCTGGTCTACGCTACATGGACGCAGATCAAGTCTTTCTTGTTCGCCTCATCTGCGCTCACTGGCATACCGACAGCGCCGACCGCGGCGCCGGGCACTAACACGACCCAGATCGCCACCACCGGGTTCGTAAAGGCCGCGATCGATGTCGTGCTCAGCGGCGTCTCGTCGGCATTCGATACGCTGTCGGAGATCGCGACCGATCTTGGCTTGAAGATGGTCAAGTCGGCCAACCTGTCTGATGTGGCAAGCGTTCCGACGGCTCGCGTCAACTTGGCCGTCTCGCCCTATGTCACCTCAGTTGCGGCTCTCCAAGCTCTTGATACCTCGAAGGATGTGGCCGCTATCTGACGCTGACGGGGCGCCCCTTCCGGTTCAACTGGACTGCAGGCAATTTCTCTTCGCAGATCACTGCGTCTGATCCTCGCTACATCGCAAGTTCCGCCAACCCAACTGGTTCGGCGGGAGCGTGCATCCAGTCGGGGAGCGTGGAAACTGGGCAATTCCTCCAGACACTCGGCGCTGCGGTGCATTACCTCGCCGACCGGGTGTTTGTCGGAAATGCGGTCAACAACAAAGCCAGCCCGGTGGCTTCACAGGCGGACTGGCTCACCACGTTTCTTCTGGCGCGCGGCCGCTCTGTCGGGTTCCTTGAATTCTCACAGATGGGAGTTCTAACGAGTTCAAACTCAAATTCGGCAAATGCTATCACCGCGGCCGCCGAGACTTCAAATCTTGGCGGCCTTGGCAATTCGATCGGCGTTCTGGGCGTCGGCGTCAACAACAACTCATCATTCACCAATGGTGCATTCGGGGCATACTACGAAGCCTACCGCATGTCGGGATCGCTCGGAGGATGCACGGGCATAGAGATAGACCCGATCAACTATGCATCCTTGGTTCCCATCAACCCCTTCGCACAGAATGCCGCTCAGACAATTGGCCTTCAAATTGCCGCAGGAGCCAGCCTCGGGACCGCCGGGCAGTTCGGGGCATCGGCTGGCTTAAACTTTTGGAACAATGATGCCGTCTTCGACAAGGGCATCAATTTCGGCTTCACGGCCATCAACGGGACCAATGGCACTGACGGCAATACCGGCGAAGCAATTGCCATGGCGACCGGCCACGCCATCACCTACTACTACGGCAACAACACGAAATCCTGGACACTTAAGGCCAACATCGGCGTCAACGGCAATTATGTGTTTTCGTCTGCAGGAACCGGCTCGGTCGTGGTCCCGGCGCTTACGACGGGCACGAAGATCTTCTTCCCGTCTGGCGGCATCTTGGACTTCAACGGCGGCGCCTACACGGTCACCCACTCGACCAACCTCCTATTATTCAGCCAGGGTATTTTTGCCACTGGCGGCATCACCAGCGGTGGCAACATCCGAACCCAGAACCCTGGTGCGGGTATCGGTTATAGCGCCGGGGCCGGCGGCACGGTCACCCAGGCGACAAGCAAGTCCACCGGCATGACGCTCAACACGTCTACCGGCCAGATCACCATGAATGCTGCCGCCTTGGCGGCTGGCACTATCGTCAGCTTTGTTTTGACCGATAGCGCCATCGCCGCGACTGATCTTCTTGTGCTGAACCATATCTCCGGCGGCACACCGGTTCCTACTCGCTAAACGCCCGCTGCGCCGCCGGCTCCGCGACGATCGATGTTCGCAACAATACCGCTGGCTCACTCTCGGAAGCGATCGTTATCGCCTATGCGCTCATCAAAGGCGTTACTTCCTGACAGCAGGCGCTTGTCGGAGTCTACCGGACCAGATAATTCCTGTCTGATGGGCATGAAGGGCAAAACAGCAGTCATTCACGCCGGTCTTCCGAAGACCGGCACTTCGACTATCCAGAAGGCTTTTTTCGAAACCGGGCGAGGCTTCTGAAAGAGTTCGGCATTCTTTATCCGGGCTCCGTCCCGAACCATTCCGAACCCGTGTCCGCCTTGTTTGGCCCGACACCAGCTACCATGATCGAACTCATGGGCATGCAAAAGCCGGGCCAGAGCATCGAAGATGTGCAGCGTGAAATTCGCACGCTTTTCGACCATCACTTGGCTCTGCCTGGCTGGCATACCCTTCTGCTCAGCGCCGAGAACCTGTCAAACTACACACGGCTCGAACTAAGCCCATTCAGGCGTTGGCTCTTCGAATATGTAGATCGGGTTCGGATACTGTTCTGGACCCGCAGTCCGGTCGCCTACACAATCAGCAATGTGCAGCAGATGGTGCGGCACGGCTATCTCATCGAGGACATGTCGGCGGAGGGTAGCGATATTGCCACGCCAAACCTTGCTATTAGACTGAGCGAGCATAGTGCAGCCTTTGGCGAGGATGCGATAGAGGTTCGATCGCTGGAAAGCGCGGCTACCGAAAGCGGCGGAATCGTCGCCGCGTTCTGCCGACAAATTGGGCTTCCCGGATACGCCCCTCTGGACTTGGCGGCGACGATACCGGCCAGCGAAAACCAGTCGATGTCGCTCAGGGCAGCGTATGCCATCGATGAGCTGAACTCGATCAGGCCGTTGTTTGTGGATGGCAGGATCAACCCTGAAAGGACGACCGACGACGCGACCAAGATCGTCGAGATGGTGCAGGGTCCGAAGTTTGATCTTCCTGGCCGCATAAAAGAGAGAATTCGAGAGACCGTCCCGCCGGACGTGCAAGCCGTCAACGACAGGTTTGGACTCGATCTCTACCCAGAAGTATTTTCTTCAGTGCCGCTGATCGGGCGCGCGCCGCCGAACGATCTGGTTGCCCTTCGAGACATCGCGCTCAAGGTCTCGGACGAGAACGTGCGGCTCCGTAGTAGCGATCAATAGCAACCTGCCGGCTAACGCTGCCTGACGCAGGCGCATCGACGCCGGCAACTTCCGCTCATCAACAAGCTCAGAGGTTCCCATGGACCGCAACTTCGCGCGTGCCCTTTCGCTCGTCCTGAAATCCGAGGGCTTTGGTCGGACAACCCCGCCGATCCGGGCGGCGCCACCATGAAAGGTGTCACGCTCGCCAATTTCCGCCGCTACGTGAAAGCAGATGCCACCAAGGCTGAACTGCGCAGGATCTCAGATGACCAGGTCGCTATGGTCTACCGCCGCTTCTACTGGGATGCCGTGGCGGGCGCTCTGCTCCCCGATGGCATCGACTACGCCGTCTTCGACTTTGCCGTGAACAGCGGCCCGGGCAGGGCGGCGAAATATCTTCAGGCCGTGCTCGGCGTTGTCCAGGACGGCCGCATCGGCCCGGCCACGTTGGCGGCCGCGGGGGCAAAGCCCGCCGGCGTCGTCATCGACGCGCTTTGCGATGCGCGGCTCGCCTTCCTCGAAAAGCTGTCGACCTGGCCGAGCTTCGGCCGGGGCTGGAGCGCGCGTGTCGCCTCGGTGCGCCGGCAGGCACTGCTGATATCGGCCGCGCCGCTGACGACGACGGTATCCGTGCCGTCGGCGCCAGCATCCGCCGATGCTGTGGCGCCGACCGCGCCGCCCGAATCTGCGTCGCCCGCCAAGGCAGCCGGCATCCTCGCTTTGATCGCGCTGGCGCTCGGCGCGCTCACCGCCTGGGCCGCGCATCTTCCCTGCAATCTCCTCGGAGTGTTCTGCCAATGATTGCCGTCATCATCCGCATCGCCCTGCGCTATGGCGCGGGCGTGCTTGTCGCCCGGGGCCTTCTGGGCGCCGACGATGCCTCGGCGTTTTCTGCCGATCCCGATATCCAGATGGCGCTGGAGACCGGTCTTGGACTTGCCATCGCCGGCGCGGCCGAGTGGTGGCATCTGCTCGCGCGCCGGTTCGGCTGGGAGCACTGACCCATGGAAAATCTGCAAGGTCTGCTCGCCGCCTGCATTGAGGCCACCAGGCCGTATGTGGTCGTGGGCGCCGCCTGCTTCGCCGCCGGCCTTGTCATCGGGGTGCTGCTATGAGCGCTCTGCTGGCATGGCTTCTCACCAATCCGACGATCCTGGCGATCGGCGCCGGCCTTGTCGGCGCGCTCGGCTGGGGCTTTCACCAGCGCCTTGCCGGTGCAAGGGCCGAACGAAACAAACAGGCAGAGGCGGAGGCCGTGGCCCGCAACATCGCCGACCAGGTCGACAAAGACATCGGCGCCTTGCCGGCTGAAGCGGTCAGGAAGGAGCTGAAGTCATGGGCAAGGGATTGATCCTCGCAGCCACCGTCGCCGCGCTTGCCGGCTGCACGACAGCCAGGGGCGGTTTCTGCGCCGCCGCCGCGCCGATGCGCCTCTCCGCCAGGGCCGTCGAAACGCTGTCGGATCAGGAGGCGAGGGCGCTGCTTGCGCACAACCGCAAGGGCGAGAAGCTCTGTGGCTGGAGGCCGTGATGCATAACATTTTCGATCTTCTGGGCATCAAGGGCCAGGTCGTGGCGGCGGGGCTCGCCGGCGGCGTGTTGCGGGCGCTGTCGCGCCATCGCTACAAGCTGCGCGAGATGATCGCCTCGCCCATCTGCGGCGCCTTGGCCGCCGCCTATCTGACCTTGCCTGCCGTCGCCTGGGTCCAGGCAAGCGGCCTGCCGATGCCCGACGCCGCCGACGACACCACCACGCTCGCCGCCGCCTTCCTGATTGGCGTCTCGGCCATGTGGATTTCGGACATCGTCTTCGAGCTGGCAATCCGACCGTTCAGACCGACTTCGAATAGCTGATCGTGCAGGATCGAAATCGCGCCCGGCATGTTCCCCGAGCCGCTGGAAGAATCCGGCCACAACGCCTATCTATGGAGCAATCCAAAGGAGGTTTGACATGGCTTCTTCCACCGAGCGCGCAGTCCTTGCCGGCGGCTGCTTCTGGGGCATGCAGGATCTGATCCGGCGCTTGCCCGGCGTGGTTTCAACCCGGGTCGGCTACAGCGGCGGCGATGTCGCCAACGCGACCTATCGCAATCACGGCACTCACGCCGAGGCAATCGAAATCATCTTCGATCCGGCCAGGACCAGTTTCCGCACGCTGCTCGAATTCTTCTTCCAGATCCACGATCCGACGACGAAGAACCGCCAGGGCAACGACATCGGCATGAGCTATCGCTCGGCGATCTACTACACGAGCGACGAGCAGAAGCGGATCGCCGAGGACACGATCGCCGACGTCGATGCGTCCGGCCTGTGGCCCGGCAAGGTCGTCACCGAGCTTGCTCCGGTGGGCCCCTTCTGGGAAGCCGAGCCCGAGCATCAGGACTATCTGGAACGCTATCCCAACGGCTACACCTGCCACTTCGCGCGGCCGGGGTGGAAGCTTCCGGTCCGCCAGAAGGCTGCCGCATCATAG